TTGGTATATTTCTCCCAGTCGCTTGAAACTAGTACCAAGTCATGATAAAGCGGTACATCGTTATTTTCCTGGCAAAGCTAAAGGTTGGGATGACGATGAAGAATTGTCCGAAATGTCGGCAGGAGCAACAGGCAGCGCCAGCGTCGCAACCAGTATGGCAGGCAATGGGTTTAAAAACGGTGGTCCTGGTACTATTAAACGTGAGTCGGTGAAACGACCCATGAAAGGTAAAAAATGAACTGGTCGATAAAAAAGTTTCTGGCAGAAACTTATGACTTTGCAGGCGAGCCCAAACAAAAGCCAGGTGATCAAGTAAGAGGAACAGAAAAAGCTAAGAAGACCGGTTATGAACCTGGCACACCTTACAAGAAACATCCATTTCAGGGTCGTTTAGTTGGCGGCAGTAGCGAAAGTGTTAAACATGATGACTTGGAAGGTCAATATCTAGACGAGTTTGAGCGTTTTATGAATTCCGCACAGGGCGAAGAAATCGACGAAGCACCCGTTGCCCCAGCCACAGCCACAGCCACAGCAACAGGACAACCCGCACAACCTAATGCACCCCAAAGTCCACAGGAAAAAGCAGCAGCAGCAAAGTCTTTGGCAGCAGCAAAAACTACACTTACACCAACTACAGGTATAGATCCCATGAAGTTAGCCAAGGGAGATCAACCTACATTAAGAAAAGCTGCTCAGGTAATGGGCGATTTGGCAAAAGATCCAAAGTTAGGTCAGCAACTAAAAACAATAATCACTACACAACAAAGACAACAACCCAAATGAATTTATTTAACATTTTTGAAGGCTTATGGCGAGGCGGCGAACCCGAACCAATAGACTATCAGGGTTGGCGTTATGTGCCAGAACTATTAGTTGATGTTGATGTAACTAAAAAAGTACATCACGTATTTGATCCCAGTGGCAGGGAATTGCTAGGAAAAGAAAATCCTTTTGATTCTGCAGACAGCAGAATGTATGGTCCCTATGGTACCTGGGCCAGTGAATCTGAATTTAAAAAGTTTGTTGACAGCCAAGAAACTAAAAAGCCCAAACCTTCATTACCTGTACCAGTGGCACCGGCTGGTACAGAACTGGAAGAAGAACCTGAACCAGTTAAGACCGCAAGTAAAAACCGATTTGATCCAACACAACCAGTAGAAGCATATGGTTATGTGTATGATCGCAGAGATCAGCGTCAACACTGGAGCAAAACATTCCCCAATGAAGCCGCATTGGATTTGTGGGTCCGTCGCAACAACGCTACAGTTATTGGTATGCTTAACACGGAAGAAGCTGGAGTACCACCTACGGAAGAATACGCGATATACGCTGATGGGCGTATGATTAAAAAGGCCCCAAACCAAGCTGATGCTGAACGTGCGCTGTTAAAGATACAGCATGAGCATCCGGGCAAAGACTTTGAAATTAGACGTAGATCCATGGTATTGACCTCCGCACTGGCCGAAGCCGCAAGAGTGGGCAATGTATATCGTGATGATGTTCCTGGCACCTATGGTGATGCTATAGCAGACAAGCAATACGCAGAATCTGATGGTAAAAATCAGGACGATCCTAATAAAATTTTACCAATGGCAGATTATACTAAGTACTCTACTGATTCGTTAATGCAGATGTTGAAACTCTTAAACGGAGATCCTAAACGAGAAAAAATGGCATTGGCGGTAAGCAAAGAGATATTACATAGAACAAAAGATGTGGCTGAAGGTGATGTCATCCGCACCAAGTTTGCCACCAAACAAGCACAGCGTGGCCGGGATCAATACCACAAAGTTGAGGGCATAGATATTCCCGTATTTGATCGTGAAGTTGGCAGAGCTTTGCCTCCAAACTTGGCTAAAGATCCAGTACCATTTGAATCGTTTTATGTTAAACCCGGCAAGACAACTTTTCAAATAATGGGTATCCTTCCCAATGGAGAAGAATACGGCACAGGTACTACGGGTAGTAAAGAATTAGCCAACGCATTAGCTGATGCATACAATCGTGGTGGATTTACCGATACTGATTTAAAACGAGTCCCAGTTAAAGGCTATGATGAATCTACAGACCCCATAACTAAAAGATATGTTTTATATCTAAATGACAAACCAGCTGCTCATTATGCTTCCAAATCCGAAGCAGAAAGTCAAGCAGCTATGGTACTGGCCAAACATCCTAATACCAAGTACAAAATATTGTCAAAGAAACAGGGAATGCTTGAAAGTAATAACAAAGGGAAAAATATGCGTTTAAAAGAATTGACAGAAGGTATTAGTTCACAGGACTTGGGTAACGTTTTGTTTGACAGATTGGAACATCGTTTTCCTGACATTGTAGCACAACACGGTCACGAAGTGGTGGCGGATGCAGTTATGCATGTAGCTGAGTTTCATGCTGGCGCAGAAGAATTGGGTTCGTCTGATATTAGTATAATGTTGAAACAAGTATTGGAATATATCAAAGAACGTCAGTAAAATGGATATTAAGGAATTACAATATTTGGCTGGTATAAACAACCGGCCCAATTGGCAACCTTATACCGGTAGCAACATCAGCGTAACCGGCCAGGAGAAAGCCAATATCCAACGTGAGAACAATATTAAACCTGGAACAGACGAATGGTTCAAACTTTGGTTCAGCCGCCCATATTTAACGGGCGAAAAACCTGTGGGATTTAGAGGTAGGAAACGATGAGTTCACCTAGTGTACTAGATCAGGTATTAATTAAAAAACCACACAGGCAGGAAAGTTACAAGTCGCAGGAACTCAAAGAGTTTGCAGAATGCGCTAACCCGGTTACTGGGCCATTGTATTTCCTCACTCACTTTTTTTATATTCAGCATCCAATACGCGGCAAGATGTTATACGCACCCTATGATTACCAAGTTCGTTTAATAGCAACCTATCATAATTATAGATTTAACATTAATATGCTGCCGCGACAAATGGGCAAAACTGCAACCGCTGCAGGTTATTTGTTATGGTATGCAATGTTTGTGCCAGACAGCACCATATTAGTGGCGGCACACAAATATTTAGGTGCACAGGAAATTATGCAACGTATAAGATATGCATACGAAATGTGTCCTAATCATATAAGAGCCGGCGTTACTAGTTATAACAAGGGCAGTATAGAATTTGAAAATGGCAGCAGGATTGTTAGCCAAGCCACAACAGAAAATACTGGTCGTGGTATGAGTATTACCCTACTATATTGTGACGAGTTTAGCTTTGTGCGACCTACTATAGCCCAGGAGTTTTGGACCAGTATTAGCCCTACGTTGTCTACTGGTGGTAAAGCAATTTTAACTAGTACACCCAATAGTGATGAAGATCAATTTGCTATGATTTGGAATGCTGCAAATCAATGCACGGATGAATATGGCAATGAGACTGATGTTGGGCGCAATGGGTTTAAAGCATTTAGAGCATATTGGAACGAACATCCTGATCGTGATGAGACATGGGCAGCTGAGCAGCGAGCTCAATTAGGCGAAGAACGATTCCGTCGCGAAATGGAGTGCGAATTCATACGAGATGAAGAAACATTAATTAATCCCTTATTTCTAAGCACCATGGAAGGACAAGCCCCAATTAACAAAACTGGGCAAATACGTTGGTATAAAAACATAGACAAAAATTCTACCTATTTGGTAAGTTTAGATCCTAGTATAGGCACTGGCGGTGATCCTGCAGCGATAGAAGTTTTTGAACTGCCCAGTTGCGAGCAAGTTGCAGAATGGTGTCACAATAAAACTCCTGTGGAAAAGCAAATTAAAATTTTAGCTGAAATAGTAGAAATGATTGCAGAGACGGTTAAAGATCCCACTAGAATTTATTACAGTTTGGAAAACAATACCGTAGGCGAAGCTGGGCTAGTAGCATTGCGTGATTACGGTGAGGAAAATATACCAGGACTCATGATGAGCGAACCCTTGAAAAAGGGCTCGGCTAGACAACACAGGAAGGGTTTCACTACTAGTAAAATGAACAAACTTTCGGCCTGTGCAAAGCTAAAACAGTTGGTAGAATCACAAAAACTGCTAATAAAAAGCAAAACCTTGGTAAGCGAATTAAAGAATTTTATAGCTACTGGTGGTAGTTACAAGGCAAAACTGGGCGAAACCGACGATTTGGTTATGGCCACGCTAATTGCGGTACGTATGTTAGTGCATTTGCAAAATTATGACCCCGAATTAGATGCTAGATTGCGAGATCAGGACAACCTAGAGGATCTAATTTTACCCATGCCCTTCATCATTATGTGAGCTAAATATATCATATGAAAGCTATAGAAAAAATTTCCTCCGAACTATTTGATAAGTTAAAGTCACGTTTTGACGACCTTAATTTGGGCGATGAAAAAGCCAATGATACCGTTGATCCTGAAGAAGCTAGGTTTTTTAGTTTTGACTATAAACAGGGCAATGATTCATTTGGAACAGTAACACTTACCATTGCAGATAAAAAAGGTCTTAAGGTATTTTACAGTAAAAACATAACCGATGATGAAGACTTAGATAAAAAACTATGGTATAAGTTTTTAAAAGGTCTGAGGCACTTTGCACGGAGAAACATGATGACGTTTGATGCTCGTGACATTAACAAGAAAACTTTGGATTTAAGAGATTTAAAAACCTTTGCAAAAACACATGCGGCCGAAGAAGACTTGGATAATTTAAATGAAAGCACAATGTACGGGAATCCAAAACGTAGCTATCAAAAAATGACTGAGGGTGTACGCATTGTTGTAGTTCATAGCAAACCTATTGATGAAAATATTCAGGGATCACGTAGTCGCAATATTGCAAAAATTTATCTTGAGAACGCCCAGGGCGAGCGTTTCCTATTACCAGAAAACAGTTTGTTAGGTGCTAGAGTAGTGGCACGCCATATTGCAAATGGTGGTGCAGTTCATGACGGTTTCAGTAGCCATATTTTTGAAGCAATTGGTCAACTACGAGACCTGCGTTACTTTGTTAACACAAGTAGACGCCAGCAGTTTGAAGATGCGACAACGACAGAAATAGTAGAGGCCGCCGTTGAATACTATCACACGTTAAAAGAAACCTTGCAGAAGCTTAAAGGTCAGCGTGGTTATTCCAACTACATGGAATCTTTCCAGGAAATAATCAGTAAAGAACAAGTAGAAGTAAATGAAGAACTAAAGGGCAGGTTCATTAAAAAGACTTTTGATCAAAGACTAGAGTCAGCTATGCCACTAATTGCTAAGGCATACGAGCACAAAATAAGAGAAGCAGCTAATCTATTGAAGAAGGTGGATGAATTTGTTCAGGGCAGTAAGAGATTTGGGCTAAACGAATCAGACAAACAAATGTTGAGTCTTATAGAGTTCAAAGATAGTACTGCATTTGTTTTAAAAATGCTGGAGAATGTAAGCACAAAGCTAGCAGAACACGACTCAGTATTGAGTAAATTTGCTCGCAATATGGTAGAGAATTGGCATGGTGCATCTGCTACTCACAAAGATATGGCTAGCAAATTGGTACGTAGCTATATCAAGGAAATGCGTAGTATGGTGCGCGAAGATGAAGATATGCCGCTCAACAACAAAAAATCTTCACAGTTTTTAAAACTATTAAGCAAACCATTGCCTGCTGGTCCAGATGGTTCAGTAAGTGCAGACTTGGCTCGGGTATTCAATGATGATAAATTGAATGATGCAATACGCAGTTTGTCTCAGGAGCCACATGGAATAGATCGTGACGTGCGTCCTTTAGTAATTGTGAGATTTTTACAAATAGCTGCCAAGCCAGAAGGCAAGGAATTCGAACTAAATGAAATGCACTTTATAAGTGATATACTGACTCATCTTAAGGACAACGAAATTGGTAAAAAGTATGCGGATAAGATTGACACAATATTACAGAAATATCCACAAACCAATGATGACGAAAAGGATGTAGTAGAACCACCACAGCAGCCGGTAGAACCAGAACAGCAGCAACCGCCTGCGCCAGAACAACCCGCTGCACCAGTACCAGCGCCAGCACCGGCAGCACCAGTTGCGCCTGGTACTCCAATGCAACCACCTGCAGCATAAAACGAATAAAAAAGTTGGTTATTTTGTTGACCTGCTAAATACTAATGCATATACTACACAGTGTAGTATGTGCATTAGGCAAATTTAGGCACATTTGGCATTTTAAAGGAGACAATTATGGCCACTTCATTAGCAGAAATCAGAGCAAAGCTTCAGCAACAAGAAACAAAGACGCAAGGTTCCAGCGATAAAGGAATTTACGCACACTGGAACATTCCCGAAGGCGCAACATCAATTCTGCGCTTCCTCCCCGATAGTAATCCCAACAACTCATTCTTTTGGGTTGAGCGCGCAATGATCAAATTGCCATTCGCTGGCATCAAAGGTCAAGCGGAAAGCAAACCAGTTATTGTACAAGTACCTTGCATGGAAACTTGGAACGAATCTTGCCCTGTATTGACCGAAGTTCGTCCGTGGTTCAAGGACAAGAGCTTGGAAGACATGGGTCGCAAATACTGGAAAAAGCGTAGCTTCCTTTACCAGGGTTTTGTGCGCAAAGATGCACTGAACGAAGACAATCCAGAGAATCCCATCCGTCGTTTCATTATCAGCCCCAGCATTCAGAATCTGGTTAAAGCTGCATTGATGGATCCGGAATTGGAGGAACTGCCAACGCACTATGAGCGTGGACTTGATTTCCACGTTACTAAGACTACCAAAGGTGGTTATGCGGACTACGCAACCAGCAAATGGAGCCGCAAAGAAAGCGCGTTGACCGAAGAAGAACTGGCTGCGATTGAAAAGTATGGCCTGTTTGACTTGGCTAGCTTTTTGCCTAAGAAGCCCGGCGAAGTTGAACTGAAAGTCATCAAAGAAATGTTTGAAGCCAGTGTTGATGGTCAGCCTTATGATCCTGATCGCTGGAGCCAATACTACAAGCCTAACGGCTTTGCTGGTAATGGTGGCGCAGCAGCAGCCGCGGCCAGCGATGATGGTGAAGAAGAAGCCGCAGCAAAACCTGCACCAGCTCTTAAGGTTGTAGCTAAACCTGCCGCAGAAGATGAACCTCCCTTTGAAGCAGACACGCCAGCTGCACCCAAGGCTGCTGGTAGCGGACAACGCGCTGAAGATATTTTGGCAATGATCCGCGCACGTCAAAAGAAGTAATGTAGTTGTCATGTCACTATGGGCTTATGGCCCATAGTGATTTTCTTTTGATTGTAGTAAAATAACTAACTGGGAGATTAATATGCAACGACCTTTTGATGTAAGTAAATTCAGAAAAAATATAACCAAAGCAATTGATGGAATTAGTGTGGGGTTTAACGACCCAACTGACTGGATCAGCACTAATAATTATACACTCAATTATCTGATTAGTGGAGATTTCTACAAAGGAATTCCGCTAGGTAAGGTAACCGTATTTGCTGGAGAATCCGGTGCTGGTAAAAGTTTTATATGTGCAGGTAATCTAATCAAAAATGCACAAGCACAGGGCATTTATGTGATTTTGATTGACAGCGAAAATGCACTAGACGAAACTTGGCTACATGCCCTGGGTGTAGATACCAGTGAAGACAAGTTGCTCAAGCTGAACATGGCTATGATTGATGATGTAGCCAAAATGATCAGTGAATTCGTAAAAAGCTACAAAGAAATTCCTGAAGCAGATCGCCCCAAGGTCCTATTTGTTTTGGATAGTTTGGGAATGTTATTGACGCCCACAGATGTAAATCAGTTTGATGCTGGTGACTTAAAAGGTGACATGGGTCGTAAACCCAAAGCACTGACCGCATTAGTTCGCAACTGTGTAAACATGTTTGGTAGTTTAAATATTGGTTTGGTTGCTACTAACCATACGTATGCGAGTCAGGATCCTTATAGCCCTGATCCAAATATAAGTGGCGGGCAGGGATTCATCTATGCAAGTTCAATTGTGGTGGCCATGAAAAAACTCAAACTAAAAGAAGACGATGATGGTAATAAGGTATCCGAGGTGCGTGGAATTAGAGCGGGGTGCAAAATTATGAAAACTCGCTATGCGAAGCCATTTGAAGATATCGAAATTAAGATCCCATATACCCAAGGCATGGACCCGTATAGTGGACTGTTTGAAATGTTGGAAAAGAGAAATCTCATATCCAAAGATGGCAATCGTTATGTTTATATTGATCTAAGTGGAAAAGAACATAAATATTTCCGCAAGGAATGGAATCGTAACGAAGATGGAATAGCTGATTTGGTAATGAGCGAATTCCAAAAGAAATTGCATGCAAACAATACAACAGATGATGTCGCAGAGTCTTCAGACACATAACCCCAACTATAAACGCAAACAGGAGGCAATTGAATGAGTATTGATGTTGAAGTTTTAGCTGAAGTATATCTTAGTTTGAAAGAATATATCCCAGCCAAAGACAGGCAGGAAGCAGCAGATGCGCTTATGAGTACGATGGTGGATTACTTAAGTGATGATGACTTAAAAGAGTTCGCCGCCGCTGACGGAGCATTGCGCAAAGCTTTCAAAGAATACGCAGGCGATGACGAAATGCTTGAGGATGACGACAGTTAAGAAGTATTTTCCAATACGTACCGCAACTTCTTGTCAGTTAAAATGGAACTGGAGCACGTTGTACCTTAATAATGGTACAACGATGTCCTGCCATAGAACCGCCAACAGTCATTTAACGCCAGAAAACTTTCATACTTTTCACAATACGCCTGTGAAAATTGCTGATAGACAAAGCATGTTAGCGGGACAATGGCCGGAAACAAGCTGTGGTTATTGCAAGAAAATTGAAGAGTCTGGTGGGTTTAGCGACCGCATGTTACACTTAACTATACCCAACCAGTCGCCACCAGAGTTGGAAACAGATCCCACTGCGGTAAATATTTCCCCTACAATTTTGGAAGTCTTTTTAAACAATACATGTAATTTAGCTTGTTTGTATTGCTCATCATTTCTCAGCAGTAAGATAGCAGAAGAAGATAGAAAGCATGGACCATTTAAATCGGGCGATCGTTATCTTATAAAACCAGTACAAGATAAACACTACGAAACTCTATTACCTCATTTTTGGAAGTGGTTTGATGAAAACTTCCATAAGCTAAAACGGTTTCATATATTGGGAGGAGAACCATTCTATCAACAGGAAACTAGCAAACTGTTGGAGTCTATAGAACGAAACCCTAACCCAGACTGTGAACTCAATATAATTTCTAACCTAATGATAGCACAGCCGCGTTTACAGTCTTATATTGAAAAAATCAAACAATTAGTTGCAGAAAGAAAAATAAAAAGGTTTGACCTTACCGCAAGCATAGATTGTTGGGGTGCGCCGCAAGAATATGTAAGGTATGGTTTAAAAGTTGATCAATGGCGGCAAAACTTTGAATATCTACTACAAGAACGCTGGATTGTTTTAAACATTAATCAAACAATAAGTCCACTGACGATTAAAACAATGCCAGAATTATTAGAGTTGTTGGCTGGTTGGAGAAAGGTGCGTAAGGTATGCCACTTTTTTAGTGGCGTAACGCCAGAGCCAACATGGTTAAAGCCACACATATTGGGCCCTGGAGTATTTGACGAAGACTTTAAAAAGATTATATCATTAATGCCTAATACTACCGAGGAAGAAAATAATGCGGTGTCTTACATGACAGGTATTTGGCAAAGCATTGAAAAAAGCAGCATGGATACAAAAGAAGTTCGTGATATGTTTATATATTTGAATGAAAAAGATCGTAGGCGCGGTACTAATTGGCGCCAAGTATTTCCCTGGCTTATAGAATATGAGGCTTTATGTGGTATAACCGCGTAGTTGACGACATAAGTAATTTGCCTGATTTTATCAATTATTACACATCTGAACTAGATTCAGCTCGTCGTGATGTAAGTATTGGTGGCATTGTTGAACGTAATGTTAGGGATTTGCCAGGTATAACTGAGCACAGATTCAATCAATTGCAAGAGATCGAAGCTGTGTTAAATTACATGAATGTGCAGCTACGTAAAATACGTACCGGACATTTCAAAAAGTATTTGGAAAACTACGCCAGAGCACTAACCGCACGTGACGCAGAGAAATACGTTGATGGTGAGGATGAGGTAATTGATTACGAAACACTGATTAATGAAGTAGCCCTACTACGCAACAAATGGCTTGGCTTAATGAAGGGGCTAGAAAGTAAACAGTGGATGCTATCGCACATAACTAAATTAAGATGCGCTGGCATGGAAGACATACAGGTATGATAGATCCACAGGATGTTGACGACTTAATAAACGAATGGAACTCGTGGCGTAACCTAGATCATAGGTTAATAAACGATGGTAAACCCAGCAAGATTGATGCCAGTGTTGATTTATTTTTAATGGAACAAAATATTGATGATCTTTTTAGGCAAATGAAGTTAAACAAACTAGCCAATAAAGACGTAACCGCTAACTACAACGAACTTGCTTGCCTTATTAAACAATATCAAGAGCGAGCCTATGTTAACATTTTGCGTGGAGAACATTAGAACGTAATGCAAGCCAAGGTATCCCATCCGCAATTTCTTCCTCAAACCATTCTGTACTAACAATAAATTTTAACCAATTCTCATCGGTAAGTATACTTGCATTATCTATACAATCAATGTTGTTACTGATTGAATTACATAAACTGGATACATCCGCCACGATGGGTATGTGTTTAACCGCAGCTTCAATTACAGAACCAGCATTGTGGCCAATTACACAATGGGCGCGTTGTAAAGCTGCATCAAAATCCGCCGTATCATTTTTGTAATTTCTAACGGGCTGTACGACTGTTGTGCGTTTGTATCTAGCTGCAATACTGTGAAAGTCAACTGATTGTTGTCTTGGGTGTGGCCGTAGCTCTATATGTCTATTACTGCTAGCTCTAATTTTGGTAATTAAATCGTGCAGCCATTTATCAACGCTAGGCTGTCCATGCCATAATAAACTATTTTGTTGTTGACAACATATAATTATATTTTCACCACCACGCACAGTTTTAAACAACGATGCAAACTTAGATAATCTATCACCCTCCACAAACTGTCCTGCGTGTATACCCTGAACGTTGATATTGTTTATACAGACTTTATAAGTTTTTCCACGACATAGATTACCAG